TGTTCCACCAGAATTTACTACTAATGCTTTTCCTGCTGAACCTAATGCAGGTACATCATTAGCATCTGTAATACTAAAGTTTGCTAGTGTAAAAGTTCCGTATGCTATTAATTCTAATGTGTCATTAACTGTAGCTCCCGTTGCTAGGACTACTGAACTTCCTGAAGTTGCAGTTACATCTGTACCTACAACAATCTTAATTCCATTTAAGAAAATATCTACATATCCTGCGTCATACGCAAGTGTGTTTCCATTAGCATCTGCACCAGTAAAAGTTGTTTGACCTGCTGTTGCTGTGTAAGAAAATCTATTTGCTGTTCCATTAACTGAAGAACCAGAATTTATCCACCCACCTGCTGAGTAGACTTTCATGCTAGAAGAACTTGTATCGAAATATAAATCTCCGACATCTAAAGCTGAACCATCAGGGTCTTGTGTTGGTGCTGAACCTGATGCACCTAAATATGTGTTAGCAAAACTATTTACTGAAGCTAGGTTTGTTGCAACTGTATTAATATTTGTAATTGCTCCACCAACATTATTAACATTAGCGATTGCTCCTGCTACTGTAGTAATATTTGTATTTGCACCTGCTACTGTAGTAATATTTGTATTGTTTCCTGCAACAGTAGTTACGTTAGCTGATATACCTGCAACTGTAGTTATGTTTGCTGAAATAGGTGCTAGTGTTGAAACATTAGCCGATACTCCTGCAACCGAAGTTACATCACTAGAGATACCTGCTACTGTTGTAACATTAGCTTTAATATTTTCTACTGCCGATACATCACTTGAAATACCTGCAACGCTTGTAACGTCTCCTGAAATTCCTGCTACTGTAGTTACGTTAGCATTGTTACCTGCTACAGTTGTTACGTTAGCTGATATTCCTGCTACTGTAGTAACATTAGCTGATATACCACCAACTGTATTTACGTTGGCTATATTATTTGAAACTGTATCAATTTCTGAAGTTGCTTCATTTAAATCGTCTGCAACTGTTTCAATTTCACTAACTGCTTCTGCTAAATCATTTGCAACTGCAATTACTTTTGCAATATCAGTTGCTACTGTATTTACTGAAGTTATGTTAGTTGCTACTGTGTTAATTGCAGTAGTGTCAGTTGCGACTTGGTTTATATTTGTGCTGTTAGAATTTACAGCATTTATATTTGCTATATTAGAATTAACTGTAGTTAGAGCAGTTTTGTTTGCTGAAGATAACCAAGTGCTTTCTAAATAATTCTTTGAAACAGCATCTTGTGTTCCTGTAGGGTCTGCTACATTTATAATTCTTTTACTATTTGCATCATAAACATCTGCTGTTGTAAGACCAAGATTGTTTGATTGGTCATCTGTAATTTCTTGAACAGCATAAAAGTTTTGATTAGCTGACATATCCAATTCAGCTTCAGTCAATACTGAGCCATCTTGGAAGTCTACTAGTCTTGTATCTACAGGTGTTTGTCTTTCTATTTTAATTGTGACACCACTTGTAGGAGCAGTATTAAAAGTTACAGTCGAAGATGATACAGTAAATGCAGTTGTTGAAACCCCATTTAAAAAACATTTGACATGTGTACTGTCTATATAGCTGAAACTTATAGAATACTGTGTGGTACTACCATTTCCAGTATATGTATTAAATGCAAATTGTGTCATAATTTATTATTTTGAGAACTGATATAATCCGTCTAAATCAGCTTTGTTTATTGGTAGTCCTATTTTTGTTTTTTGTTTAAACGTATCTCTTGCGTTAATTGAGTTTTCTAATGTAAAATTACCAGTATCATCTTTGGTACTTTTAAAATTATTTCTTGTTCTAATAATTTCTTCCTCTACAGCAGTGTGATAACTTTTAATTATTTGTTTTAAATATCTTGCTTTAGTTCCTTCATCTTTATTATTATTATCAAGACTTATAGGGTCACTTAATCTGTTATAATAATCAGAATTAATTACATTTCGTAATCTTTCATCTAAAGATAAACCACTAATTTTTACTTTACCTAGTAATTCCATTTGCTTGTTATAAGCAGTTTGTCCATTACCACTTTTAAATAAAGTTAAATCAATGTCTCCTCTAAGAGTATCTCTCATCATAGGCATATTTACACCTAGTCTTAAAATTTCTGATGCTACTGGGTCATCAATTTCTTCTGAAGTTGTGAAAGGATTAAATAAACCATTAAATAGTCTTGTACCTTCAGTACCACCCATTTTTAATTTATTACCTCTGAAATCGTATTTATCTTCTACTTCACCGACACCAGTTCTTTTCTTAACTTCATCTAGAATAGTTTTTGTATCTTTATAGAAAGGGTCATTAACTAATTTAGCAAATACATTTGGATAAAATGAACCTATTTTTGAATTTTTATAGTTCTTCCATTTAGAAGTATCATCACTTGTTAATACTTCCATAAAGTCTGCAAGACCTTTTAAATAAGTTTTACTTACTAAGTTTCTTGAAAGTGCTGACCAAGAAGCTGAACCAAAGTTAGCTATTTTATCTCCTTTTGATAAATAATCACTCGCATCACCACCTTGTTTAGACATAAGAATAAGCATGTTTCCACCTACTCGTCTCATGTCATCTTCACTTAGTTTGTCATACTGTTCATTAAAATCAGCAATCATTCCAAAGAAAGCACCAAAAGGGTCAAACCTTCCAAATTGAACATATTTATGTTTTCCACTTTCTTCATCAAAATATCTAAACGCATAAGGCAATGCTCCAGTATTTTTCTTTAAATTTCTTAAATCTTGTGATTGAGTAAAACCTTGACCAGATAACTGACCTTGACTACCTGTAATAACACCTTCTCTATGTAGTATAGAACCTAATGTTAAAAGAACTGTTCCTGTAGCCATTCCACCTCTAGCTTGTGCCATTCTTTCAGAGCCATTTCTTCCTATGAAATCTTCTCTAAAATTCTTTCTCATAAAACCTAATGGTGTTCTGTCTACGACATTTAACATTAAGTTTGCAGGTGTTCTAATGAATGGAATAATCTGTTTTAATATTGGAAAATCATTTGCAATATCCTGAACTCTTTTAAATATTCCATCTAATTCTTGTGTGTAAGTATTCTCATCAGCTTTTCTCATAGCTTCAGGACTTTTTGCTCTACCAAATTCATCAAAGCCATCATCAAAATAATCACTTACAAATTGGTCAAATTCTGAAATAGGTTTTCTTGTTTTTAAATCTGAAGCAACTATTTTAGTTGTGCTTTTGCCTTCTTTAATAGCAAGGTCTATACCTTGTTTTTCTAATTCTGTTCTGTAAGTAATTTGTCTAAAAAATTCATCTTCAGCATTAAGAAACTTAGTAGGGTATCTTATATATTTACCAGTTTTATTAATTATTTTTCCTGATGTACTATCATTATCTAACACTTCCCTAACTTGTCCAGTCTCAGGGTCAGTAATAGTTTTTCTTTTTTGAATTGCTTTTTCAGGAATATCTAATTTCCCTCTTTTACTTAAAATTGTATCTTCTTTAGCAAAAGCTAATTTCATATACTTAACTGCATCAGTTAAATGTCTTCTCAGACCTACATATGTACTTAATGCTCTTTGACCCTCTGCTCTTAATCTCGCTACCTTTTGTGGGTTTTCTAATAAAGATAGAGACATTCTACTGCCTACCATCTTTTCTAAAGGTCTTATAAATACGTTAGTTAAGTTAGAAGTTAAGTTAATAATATGGGTTTTAGGATTTGATAAAAGTGCATTAATCCATACTTCATTTAGTACGTCCCAAGTTTTATTTTTAACTGCATAATTTAAAACTTTACTTATATTGCTGTCACCTGCTTTTGAAATTTGGTCTATTAATGTATCTACATCACCACCATAATTTTCTACATCTTTTAATGCTGTATCTAAATCTTGTACGATAGGATTTTTAGCAGTTTTTCCTGATAACCTTAACGATTGACCTGTACTTGTTCCTATAGATGACTTTTGTAGATTTATAGCTTTCCATTTTGGAAAGAAACTTTTCAGAAAATATTCTCTAATTTTTGGTTCTGTTTTACCTGCTCTTGCAAGTCTTTTAACACCATGTGCTAAAGTTTCTATATAGCTATTCATAGCCATTATCTTGTGTGGTGCTGTACGCATCACTTGTTCTAATTCTTTAATATCTATTTCTAATTTATTTGGATTACTTCCATAAATTTTTCTAGCAGTTTTTTCTACTATATCATCACTTAATGTAATTTTCTTTTGTTTAATTAATTTTTCATAAGTTTTATTAAAACTATCTAAACTTATTAATCCTTCTTTATCTAAATTAAGAAACTGTCTTACATTAAAGTTTAAACTTAAATCTAGATTTTCAATGTTGCCATCAAACATTTCTTTGTTTGGTGAATTTTTCTGTGCTTCGTTAAATTGCTTAACTATAGCATCATCTAAATCTTTCTCTAAACTTTTTAAAACAACAACACCTTCTTTTTCTGATAAAGGTTTATTTCTTGGTGCTATGTCTTCTTGTCTAATTTCTTCTAAATATTTCTGGTCTTCAGCTAATTGTTTTTTATCAATTACTTTACCTTCTTGTGATTTTCTTAAATTCTTTATATATCTAAATGTTCTAATTGTAGCTTCAACACCACCACCTATAAGACCACCTTCTAAAGCATTTTTCATTCTTGCTTCATAGAAACCTTCATCTTTACCTTCTGAACTTAAATAATCAAATATTGGATTTTCTAAGAATGGTGCATGTTCAGTTACCATGTCTGCTAATCTTCCAGTTTCTTCATCAAATGCTGTGAAGTCTGCGATTGCACCTTTACCCATCATTTTAGTAAATTGACCAGTCTTTGATGCTTGAAAGAATGGAGATATAGCTTTAGTTGTACCTGTTGCTACACCTACACCTTTTATTAGTCTTCCACCAGTGAACCAACCTGTTAAGAATTGTGATACACCTTTAGTTAGACCACCTTGCCATGTTTGTGCGTCACCTTGAAAGTCAGGTAATTGTACTGCATCTTTTACTCCTGCTTTACCAAATAATATATCTTCTCTTTTATTAGCTTTAAATTCAGCAAAATTCTCATAGCCCATAAGACCATTTTCTGCATCTTTACCAAATACAAAGCCACCTAAATTAGTCGCTTCTCCTAAAGTGTCACCTAATCCTTCTACCAGTCCTATTGTTGATTGAACTCCGTCTCTGACACCATCTGCAACACCTATAGCTACATCTTTAATAACACCTCTTTTTCTTTGAAGTGCATGAAACTTTGGTTGTGCCATATATTTGTTTATAACATCTTCAGAAGTTCCTTCAGGAAAGTCTAAATATTCACCATTAGGTGCTTGTTTTCTTATAGTCGTCATTAATTAGTTCCTTTGAGTGTTTTGCTATCAGGAAAATAACCTGATTTAGTCTTGTTATCTTTTTTCTGTTGTTTAGCTTTTGGGGAAGTATCTTCAAATGTAACAGTTCCACTAGTATTGCTTCCATCTAAATTATTTAATTCATCTATAGTTACTAATGTAGCTGTGCCATTATTATTTCCCTCGCCAAAAGTTGAACCACCCTGAGTTGTTTGCAAACTTTGTTGAACAGCATTTTTCTCTTGTTCTAATCTTCTCATAACCCATGCACTAAAATCTTCTCGTCTTTGTGAATTTGTTACACCTTTATCAAAATCCCCACTTGGAACTGTAGCAGGATTACTTGCTAACCATTCTACTGCGTCAGCTTTAAATCTAACTTTTCTTGCAGGGTCTACATTAAGTTTAATTAGACTTTTTGATGCTGTGTCTCTTATGTCATCAATAATTCGTGTAACTTCTGCTTCGGCATATTTATAAGCATCAGAATTTAATAAACCATCATTACCTGAAAGTTTAAAATCTTTAATTCTTTGCTTCATGTTATTGTAAAATGCTTGTTGCACTCTACCTTGATTTGTAACAAGAAAATCCATTGCTTCATCAAATTTTCCAGTAGTAATTAATTCATTTAAGTCATCTTCAATATTAGGTTCTGTAAAACTATTAAAACCTGTACTTCTTGCTTTGTAAGTTGCTTTGATACTTTCTTTTTTATATGTTGAATAACTTTCCCAATTAGGGTCTTCTTCTTTAGCTTCATTTAAAGTTGTATATTTATCTGCTACATCAAGACCTTCTAGTTTTTCAGTTTGTCTTAATGCTAAAGTTCTTTCATTATTATCTTTTAATTCTGCTGTTGTTCTGTCTTGAAGTTCATCTTTAATTTGAAATAAATCATCTTTAAGACCTTTAATATCTCCTAATTTACCTGTACCTAATTGTATGTGTTTAGGAAGTTCTTCTAATAATTTCTCAGCATATTCAAAATCACCAGTTTTCTTTGCGTAATCTGTAAGTGTTTCTAATAAATATTTTTGTGCTGAACCATTACTTAAACCATTTGCAGTCTTATCAATGATAAATGCTGAAACTTCTGCACCAATTTCTTCAAAACTTTTACTGTCGTCAAAAAAGCCTTGAATATTATTTTGAAAATTAATTTTATATTGTTCACTAATGTTTGCCATCTGTGAACTAACATGTGTTTGAAATAACTGTGCTTTAAAACCTGAAGTTTTTTGAAAGAAACCTTTTTCTAAATCAGTAGGTTTGTATGAGCCTAGATTATTTTCAGCTACATATTTTTTAATTTCAGTTTCATAAAACTTTTGAAATGCTTCTGGGTCAGGATTTTCTGAAACTTTCATTTCAGCATACCTAGTTCCTAATGTATTAGAAAATATTTGTGCTTTTGTATTAAGTTCT